ATGAAAGTTTGGATGTGCCCGTGGATGAAACTGTCTCATGTCGGTAGCTACACGTTCGGTGGTAGTCTTGCTGCGCTTGCCGCAATTGCAGCATCGCCAACTGCAAGTGCTGAGTCCAATTCTAAAAACTACTTGACAGAACCTAATTCAGATGTTACTCTGAATAGACAACAACGCCGCGCGGCAAAAAAGGGTAAATAATATGAAATTTAGCGAAAATACACTATCGATTCTCAAGAACTTCTCCACAATTAATCCCAGTGTGATGTTCAAATCTGGCAACACCATTCGAACCATTTCTCCTCAAAAGACAGTTATGGCGTCTGCAACGATTGCGGAAACTTTTACATCAAATGCTGGTGTATATGATCTGTCTCGTTTTCTCGGAACTCTTTCTCTGTTTACTGATCCAGAAGTAGAATTTATGGACAAACAGTTCTTGATCAAAAGCGGGAACGGTCAAAGCACTGTGAAATACACATACGCTGCGGAGTCTATGATTGTAACTCCTCCAGACAGCGATATTGCTCTTCCTAATGCAGATGTGATCGTCAATTTGCCAAACGATGATTTGCAAAAAGTCATCCGTGCTGCAAGCGTTCTTCAACTCGGAGAAATTGCTTTTAGGGGCGATGGAGAAAATATTAGTATCGTCGCTCTTGACACAAAGAATCCAACTGCCGATGGATTCGATATTGTATTGTCTGCAACAACAGACAAAAACTTTCTCATGGTTATCAAAGTTGAAAACCTGAAACTACTCCAAGCCGATTATACGGTATCGCTATCGTCTAAAGGCTTGGCACATTTTAAGTCTGATAAAGTCCAGTACTTTATTGCAATCGAAAAAAACAGCACATTTGGAGCATAACATGACAGAACAAACACAAGATGCAGGTATTACCCTTAACGATATCACACTTGCGGTGCAACTAATTGATGTTGCATCTGCGCGCGGAGCAATTCGTGGTGAAGAAATGGCAGCCGTTGGAATCCTTCGCCAGCGTTTCTCGGCTTTTCTAAAGGCAAATGAAACAGCACCAGAAGCAACAGAAGAAGCGCCTGCTGAGTAATAAAAACAAAGGGAGAGGGTTGACAAATCCTCTCCCTTACTATATGATGATAGATGTATACTTGAAAGGATTATATTATGAAAGATGAATTCCTATATGTTGAGAAGTATCGCCCAAAGACTGTTCAAGACACCATTCTACCAGTCGAACTGAAAGCCACATTTCAACAGTTCGTTGACCAAAAGAATGTTCCGAACTTGCTTCTAACTGGTCGTGCTGGTATCGGTAAGACTACTATTGCGAAGGCGATGCTCGAAGAAATTGGTGCAGATTACATTGTAATCAACGGATCGATGAATGGTAACATCGACACACTGCGAAACGAGATTGCAAACTTTGCGTCCTCTATCTCGTTTACTGGTGGTCGTAAGTATGTCATTCTTGACGAAGCCGATTACCTAAATGCCAACTCTACACAGCCAGCCCTTCGCAACTTTATGGAAGAGTTCTCGAACAACTGTGGTTTCATTCTTACTTGTAACTTCAAGAACCGTATCATTGAACCTCTGCACTCTCGGTGTTCTGTTGTTGAATTTGCCATTCGGAATGCTGAGAAGCCGAAGATGGCTGCATTGTTCTTCAAACGCACCTGCAACATTCTTGAAAAAGAAGGCGTGACTTTTGATCAAAAGGCTGTCGCTGAGTTCATCCAACTTTACTTTCCAGATTGGCGTCGGTGCTTAAATGAACTCCAACGCTATTCGGCCACTGGTAAGATTGACGCTGGTATTCTCGCAAATAAGAATGAAGAAAACATTGACACTCTTATCGGCTTCATGAAAGAGAAGAAGTTTACAGAACTGCGAAAATGGGTTGCTGAAAATACTGACATTGAGTCCTCAGTTCTGTATCGTCAACTGTATGATGTTCTTCCAAAGAAGATCAAAAGCACCCAATCCTTGGCGTCTGCCATTATCATCCTAGCCGAATACCAATACAAAGAAGCGTTTGTTGCTAACTCCGAAATCAATCGCGTGGCTGCACTCGTGACTCTGATGGCAGAGGCAGATTGGAAATGAACTTTTTGCGAATGAGACCCAAGAAGAGGTGTATCGTTTGCGATGCGAAAGTTGGTAGTAGTCCAGCCCATATACGATACAAGTACATTGAAAATGATGAAGCCAAGATTGCAACTGCATACCTTTGCGAAAAATGTGCAGATGATATAGAACAATCTAAGCAAGTGGAGAAAGATGATGACAACTCCGTTTGATTACATTGCCAGCATAACTACTAACAAAAAGAACATGATGCATGATAGTGAAAATGACACTCTTGCTGAAAAGCAATACAATGCTTGGATCGTAAACAAAGGTCTGTCATACTTTCAAGACACCGTCCTACATGCCAATCTGATGAATATCAACCACCACCTAGACAATCGTCCACAGTATCTTTTTTTGCTAAATAGTATCAGACCCAGTAAGCGTTACGCGAAATGGGTTAAAAAAGACAAAGGTGACGAAGACCTTGATGCTATTTGTTCCGCGTATGCTTGCAATAAAAATGTTGGGCGAGAGTATCTTTCTTTGTTGTCTTCTGAGCAAATCTCTGCTATAAAAAAGCAACAGGAAATAGGTGGAACTAAAAAATGATAGAAACGTTAGTGGAGGTCGAACTATTACACGATGAAAATTTTCTAAAGATTAAAGAGACGTTAACGCGCATTGGTATTGCATCGCGCAAAGATAAGACGATTTACCAATCATGCCATATCTTGCACAAACAAGGCAAGTATTACATTGTCCACTTCAAAGAACTTTTTATGCTTGATGGCAAAATCAATAACTTTGACGAAGAAGACAGAGGGCGCAGAAATACCATCGTCAATCTGTTAGAAGAATGGAACTTGATTCGAACTGTAAATCCAGAAATGATTCAAGACCCAGTAGCGCAATTGTCGCAAATCAAAATTCTCTCACACAAAGAAAAGAGTGAATGGGAACTTGTTGCGAAGTATTCTATTGGTAAGAAAAAGTAACAACACAATATGAAAAGGTGAAGAATGACTAACGTATTTAAAGACTCATTGAAATTTATGGTTGCTACAGGTCAAACTGATGTGCCGAATAAAAAGTTGTCCAAACTGTATTTGGGTTTGATCAAAGAAGAATACAAAGAACTCCGTGATGCTGTAAAAGCAAAAGATGAAGTTGAAATCCTTGATGCTCTTATTGACATTATGGTAGTCACTGTCGGCGCTGCACATGCGATGGGCTATGACGCAGAAGGCGCTTGGAACGAAGTGATGAAAACTAACTTTGCCAAGATCGATCCAGAAACTGGCGCAGTGCGCCGCCGCGAAGATGGAAAAATTTTGAAGCCTGAAGGCTGGAAAGCACCAGAACTCGCACCATTTTTAACAAAAGTAGTATAAATAAACTTGAGTCGCCATAACGGGACTCTCACATAACTTGCGCTTTAAGGAGGCAAACATGACTTACGCTACTCTATTGACCGCATACGGTCCACTTCTAAACACCTCAAACACTGTAACAACAGAAAAGGTGACAGGCTATCCTCCCTATAACATCGTAAAGACCAGCGATATGACATACGTTATCGAAATGGCAGTTGCGGGATTCAAAGAGGATGAAATTCAAGTCGTAGTAAAAGAAAACGTTCTTACTATAAAAGGTAATAATGTAACAGAAGAAAAGGAATATATCCATCGTGGCATTGCATCTCGTTCTTTTGCTCGCACTTTACGCCTCGCTGACACTATCGAAATCAAAGGTGCCTATCTTGCAGATGGTATGCTTACAATCGAACTCGAAAATGTCATCCCAGAGGCAAAGAAAGAAAGACTGATTCTAATCTCTTCGAAGAAGTCTACACCAGAATTACTAGTTGAAAACAGTTAATCAGTAAAATCGGGGCAGAGGACAACCTCTGCTCCACCCACACACAACACACAGAAAAGGAAATACAATGAGTAAGAACCCATTCGAAATTCGCGCAGAAATGTTGCAGCTTGCAAAAGACTATATGGACCAACAATACCATATGAACATACAATTGCTGCAAGACCTTTTTGCACAAGGTAGAATCCAAATGGAAGAATTGAAAAATGCTTCTAAGTTATACAGTTCGGAAGAACTATTGGCAAAAGCCAAAGAGTTTTACGGCTTCGTTTCAACCAAAGATAAGGAATAAAACATGATCGACCCAGATCACAGCGTATTCCGCACTCCAGGTGAAAAGAAAAAAGGCGGCAAATAATGTGGCCATATACCGAAGAAGAACTTGACTTCATCAACGGCAAAAAGAGATAAGAGCGCTTCGGCGCTCTTTCTGCTTGACACGTACCAGTTTATGTGTTACATTGAATGATATTACAAAAACAGGAGAGAGTATGGCAGTATCGTTTTATACTGATGTGAAGCAGTATGGTAATCGAATGATGGTAAGAGCCATCGAAAACGGCAAGCGTGTAAAATATGAACTCGACTACTCTCCGTATCTTTTCGTAAAAAGCCGCACTGGCAAAGGCGCGTATCGCTCCATTCACGGCGATGTTGTTGATAAGATGTCCTTCGGTTCGATCAAAGAAGCGAAAGAGTTTTCGCAGAAGTATTCTGGTGTATCTGGCTTTGAGTTTTATGGCATGAACCAGTTCGTCTATCCGTTCATCAATGACAAGTGGTCTGGCGAAATTGCGTATGACCGAGACTACATCAATGTTGTATCTATCGATATCGAAACTATGTCTGATGATGGCTTTCCAGATATCAAGACTGCGAACAAAGCGCTGACTGTTATTACTATTTCTGACGGCAAGAAGTTTGTCGTTGTCGGTATGGGTGACTACAAAATCCATCGACCAGACGTTACATACTACAACTGTTCCACTGAAAAAGAATTGATCTGTCGTTTCATAGAAGCATACCGCGATATGGATCCAGACATTCTGACTGGTTGGAACATTGAGTTTTTTGACGTTCCGTATCTTGTCAACCGTATCAAAGTCGTGATGGGTGACGCATGGGTAAAGATGCTGTCGCCTTGGAATAATGTGCGTGAAAGCACACAAAAGCAGAATGGTGTAGAAACGCAGACATTCGACATTGCTGGTGTTGCTGTCATGGACTATCTTGCCATCTATAAGAAGTGGACTTTTACCCAGCGCGAATCTTACAAGCTAGACTTCATCGCGCAAGCCGAACTTGGACTTGGTAAACTTGATTACTCTGAATATGGATCACTGCACGGCTTGTATGTTGGCAACTATCAAAAGTATGTCGAATACAACATCCGAGATACCGACATTATCAACAAACTGGATGATAAGCTGAAACTTATTGACCTCATGCTGGCGCTGACTTATGACGGCAAGTTGAACTATACCGACTCCCTGACTTCTGTCCGTATGTGGGATGTGATCATTCACAACTATCTGATGAAAGATAAGATCGTCATTCCACAGCATGATCGCCAAGGCGGAAATCAAAACATCGTCGGTGGTTATGTGAAAGACCCTATTCTTGGTCGTCACGACTGGGTATGTTCTTTCGATTTGAACTCCCTGTATCCTCATCTTATCATGCAATACAATATCTCGCCAGAAAAGTTTATGGGCAAGATCAGTTTTGCTGGTTGTTCTGTTGACGGTGTTCTTGGCGGTTCATTCAACAGTGATGACATCCGCGCATACATGCGAAAGCACAACGCTACCATCACTCCGAACGGTTGCGTCTGGAATAGAGACAACCAAGGCTTTCTGCCGCAGTTGATGGAAAAGATGTATGTCGACCGCTCCAAGTTCAAGAAGATGATGCTTGAAGCAAAGCAGAAGTATGAAGACACTGGTGATTCCGAATACAAGAAACTGTCCGTTCGATATGACATGATCCAGATGGCAAAGAAAATTCAATTGAACTCTGCCTATGGTGCGCTTGGTAACGAATGGTTCCGTTGGTTCAATCCAGACTATGCTGAGAGTATCACTACTGGCGGTCAGCTATCGATTCGATGGATCGAAGCCAAGATGAATAAGTTCCTGAATGAGAAGTTGAAGACCAACAACTATGACTACATTGTTGCGTCTGACACGGACTCGATTTACGTGCGGTTGAACAAGATTGTCGAAGGCGTGTTTACTGAAACATCGGACATTCAAGAGATTGTGACCTATGTTGACAAGCTATGCTCCAAAGTAATTGAGCCGTATATCGATCAGTCCTATGCCGAACTCGCAGTCTATGTGAATGCGTTTGAACAAAAGA